CGGTACGCATACGCAGATCGGCGATATTCGCATTACCGAGGTCCATCCGAAGAAATTAATCCCGCAGCCGGGTGTCGCAGACCTTGAAAACATGGATTACTTCTTCATCCAGGAGTTGATGACGAAGAAATCCGTCCAGAGGGCCTACGACAAGGACGTTTCCGAGACGGAAAATGACCAACCGGAGATGAAAGACGGCATTGACGATGCCAATTTAAATCCCGATCTGGTCACTGTGAACACTGCCTACTACCGGAACGACGAAGGCGGCATCGGAGTCTATGTCTGGTGCGATAATGTCGTTTTAAGGGACTTAGAAGACTATCAGGCACGGTATTTAGACCGCTGTGAGAAGTGCGGAGCGGTCATGCAGAACGGTATTTGCCCTATTTGTGGGAGCAAAAAAGCCAAAAAATCGAAGGAAGACTATGAAGATCTGGTCGATGCAGTCGAAATCAAGGTAGACGGGGCAGCTTCCCCGGCTACTTTGAACCCGTTTGAGCAGGAACCGGTCTTAGACGAGATGGGGAACCCCGTAATTGACGAGATGGGCATCCCCCAGATCAGGCAGACGAAGAAAAAGATCCCGTATTATAAGCCTGATGTGTTCCCCGTGATCACCAGAAGGAACGTCAGCGAACAGGATCGTCTCTTAGGATCGTCCGATGTGGCGATTATCATCGACCAACAGGATACGATCAAGAAATTAGGATCCAAAATCAACGAAAAGCTGCTGAAAGGCGGCTCTTTTGTTACTTTGCCGAAGGGAAAAGACGTAGAGAAGACCGATAAGGAGTTCAAGATCATCCGAATCGAGAATCCTGCGGAGAAGCAGCTGATTGACGTAATCAATATTCAGCCGAACGTCACTTACGATCAGCAATATCTGGAAGTGAACTACCAGTGGGCGAAATCCGCATTAGGTATCACGGATTCCTTCCAGGGCAAGTATGACGCATCGGCTCTTTCGGGATCTGCGAAGCAGTATTCCATTAATCAGGCGGCTGGACGTTTGGAGTCGAAGAGAGTCCAGAAGAACGAAGCATTCGCGAAGCTGTACGAAATCATGTTCAAGTACTGGTTAGCCTATTCCGATCAGGACACTGAGTTGTCTTCAGTAGGCGTAGACGGACAGCCGGTGCATGATTCCATTTCACGCATGGAGTTCTTAAAGATGGATCGTGCCGGTGAACTGTACTGGGATGACGAATTCCTCTTTGAGACTGATCCTACTTCTACTCTGATGCAGAACAGGGAAATGCTGTGGAACCAGACAGACATGAAGCTTCAGAGCGGTGCTTTCGGACAGGTAGGAGATCTGGAGACAGCGAGAGCCTATTGGACGATCATGAAAGCCAATGGTTATCCGAACGCCGGTAAGATCCTTGAACTGGTCGAAGGAAGAATCGAGGAGCAGAAGCAGATGGCACAGCAGATGCAGGCGGCACAAATGCCGCCGATGCCAGAAGGAGCGCCAGGTGAAATGCCCGTTATGTAATGTCGAGATGCGCATAGACAGAACCGCTTTCGTGATCAAGGAAGACGGGAGTTATGCGCAGAAGATGTATTTGAAGTGCCGTAATCGGGAATGCCCGAATTACGACAGAATAGTCACATCGGTCTATGATCCGATTGTTGTGACACCGGACGATGAGTAATGGGGCTTAAAGCCCCTTTTTCATACTCAAATTCGCAGGAAAAGCGCAAAAATCCAAACGAAAGGAACACTATGCTGTTCAACAAACTTATCTACCTCTCCGAAGAAGGAGACGGTGGCGTAAGCGAAAACACTCAGGAAGTCGCTGCCCCTGAAGAAACCGATGTCCAGTCCGAATCCGAGGAATCTGAAGAAGATTCATTGGAAAGCGATACGGATGAAGCTGAACCCGCAACTCAGCAGTCACCGGAAGAGAACGCCGTTTATGCGAATATGCGCAGAAAGGCGGAAGCCGATGCGAGGAAAGCGTTTGAAGCCCGTGAGAAGGCATTAAACGAACGATTCTCCGCGATGTTCGGCTCTTACAAGGACCCGGTCACCGGAAAGGCTATTTCCTCTGCGGAAGAGTACCTGAACGCCATACAGGCACAGGAACGCAAGCAGATGGAGAGCAAACTTAAAGCCGCCGGTGTGGATACGGATATTCTTAACCGGGCTATCGAAGCAAACCCCGTAGTCCAACAGGCTCGTCAGGTTATGCTTCAGAATCAGCAGGCCGAAGTCAACCGCATGATGGAAGAAGATTTTAAGAGCATCATGTCATTTGATCATTCGGTGCAATCGACTGAGGACATTACGAAACAGGATAACTTCATGGATGTCATTTCTTACGTCCAGAACCATCCCGGAACGAGAATGTCCGAAGCTTACAAAATAGTGAACTTTGATCGCCTGATGAATGGCAAGGCGGCTGCATCAAGCCAGGCGGCTATCAATCAGGCCAAGGGCAAATCGCATTTAAGCAATGGCCCGTCGGCGGTATCGGAAGACAAGGATGTCGATATTCCTGCTTCCGAGATGCCCAGATGGAGAGCCATGTTTGAGAGTGATACGCCCAAGAAACTGAAAGAGAGATACAACAGGTATCTCCGTACTCAGAAGGGGTAAATTATGGCTATTACTATTTCCAAGAGCTCTGCTCTTAATGACGATCTGTGGAACGAGTGGGCTCCGCAGTTAATTGCAGTCATGCAGGATGCTGACAGCGAGAAGAACATTTACGAAGAGACGCTGAATGCGATCTTCAACGTCAAGAAGTCCAAGAGATTCGGCGAGAAGGCCACCACGATGACCGAGTTCGACAACATGGAAGTTGTTGCCGAGGGCAGCGATGGTGTCCAGGACGATTTCTCCGAGGGCTACGCAAAGCTTATCGAGCACTTCCAGTTCATCAAGACGATGGTGCTTACTGCTGAGATGGCAGAAGATGCTGATGTCGATATGATGAAGGCGAAGGCCCGCAACTTTGTGCAGGCTTATAAGAGATCCCGTCTGGCTTATGCGACTGCGATGCTTACCGGCGCTACCGCCACCACTTTCAACTATGGCGCTAAGACCGGTATCAGCAACGCTGGCGGTGACGGCAAGGCCATTTTCGCAACTGACCACCCGGCGTTCAAGTATAAGACCACGGCGGCGTACAACCAGTCGAACGTGTTCACGAACGATCTGGGAAGCAACGCCGTGATGCTGAACAGACTTGCGAACATCGGACGCAACTTCAAGAACGACACCGGTATCGTCCAGGGTTACACCTTTGATACCATCATCATCCCCGGCAATCAGCCTGCGATGGAAGACACCGTGAAGAAGATCATCGGATCTGATGGTGAGGTCGGGACGAACTACAACGATATCAACACCCAGAGGGGTAAGTGGAAGCTGATCGTCAATCCGCTGTGGCAGTGGACTCCTACCGCACCGGCAACGAACGTCCCTTACATCCTGATGTCCAGTGAAGCCAATAAGGAACTTCTGGGCAACGTCTTCTGGGATCGCAAGGAGTTCGATGTTAAGGACGAGGTGCTTGTGCCGAGCCGTAACTATCGTGCTTCCGGTCGTGCGAGATGGTCTGCCGGTTGCTACAACTGGCGGCATATGCTGATGGGCGGTGCTTCTTCTGGTACGACTCTCAGCTGAGAACCACAATTATAGGGGCGGGTAACACCGCCCCTTTTTTGCGAGGTGCGAAATGAAGATAGGTGACATTGTAGAAAGAAACGGCGAGAAGTACATCGTCACAAACGTGTATACGCTGTGCGGCGGAATTGCCTATGATACCGATCCTTTCCAGGATCTTCCCTTTGAGGAAGGGCCGATTGAAGAGGAACCCGTAGAACCCAAGAAGAAAAGGACCAGGACGAAGAAATGACTTACCAGACATGGGGAGATATAAAGCTTGCGACATTGCAGAAGATGTTCGCATCGAAGGGAACGACACTTAATGTCGATTCAAGCACGGAAGAATATATCTATTCCATGCCGCAAGCCGCAAATGAAGCACTACAGATGCTTGCTACCGCAGGCAAGTTCATCCTTGATTCCATGACGATTATCGTGCAGCCGCTGAACAATCTGCTCTCCGGATATGACTTCCAGAGAAGCTATGTGATGTTCACCGATCCTTTAGTGTTCAAAGCGGACGGTGCGAAATCGTACTACTTCCGTGCGAACGGGTATGTGAACGTCAGTATCTTTGTCGGCGAGAACCTGGTGAAGGAAATCGCGGTAGCCAGTAACGATACCTACGACAAGTACAAAGGCGTTATTGCGAATCCCAACAACGAGACGGTGCGGATGGTCTTCTATCCCGACTATCCGTCCAACATCAAGAATGTAGCCCTGTATCCCACGGCGTTTGTCAGTGACGAAGCTGTCCCGGACAACGAGGATTTTGTGCAGTATCACCTGGACGAGATCCTGCCCGACTTCTATCAGCTTTCCCCGGGAGACATTTACTACGAAGGGAACAGGGAACCGAAGTACTTAGTTGCGGACAAGTACTATCAGGAAGCCGGTAAGACACTGGTGTTAAGACGGGATATGCCCGGATCATACACGGTGTACTACAAAAAATATCCGCAGACGATAACGATTGATACTCCTGACGATTACGAACTGGTACTTGATCCCGAAGTATCCGCATTGCTTCCTTTATATATGGCATCGCAGCTGTATAAGGATGATGACAACTCCATTTCAACGGTTTACAGAAACGAGTTTGAAGTGGCGTTTGAGCGGTTAATCGTCTCTTCTCAGAGTGGGAGTGTTCCCAGAAGGGAAGAGTTTGTATCAGAAACGGGGTGGACTAGCTAATGCCTACTCAGTTCAAGATACCGGCAAGCCCGGCAATTCATGTATATCAACAGGATAACTTCCTGGGGGCTGACTTCACTTCCGATGCGGCGAACGTAGACGAAACGAAGTCCCCCAATACGGTGAACATGATCCGGTCGGTTCCCGGAAAGGTCCGCAAGCGGAGAGGATATGAAGTAGTGGAAGACTATGGTGAGTGTATCTACGGAGCGCACCATTTAACCACTTCCCAGAGTTGGCTCATCCATGCAGGCACGAAGCTGTACAACTATTCCCTTCCGAAAGGCCGCAAGTGGGCTGATGACAGCAATAACCAGATCGTGGACTATGACGATAAGAACATCATCCTTCTAACCGGCAATGTCGAAGACACACTGGTCTATGAAGGGATGGCTGAACATCGGTCCGTATCATTCCAGTTGGACAATAAGCTGATCATCCTGGACGGCACAAGGCCGCTGCTGTACGACGGATTCACGATCAAGCCGTTATCCGAAGGAGCCTATACTCCTACACTGACCATCGCCAAACAGTATAACGGCGGTGGTACGGACTATGAGCCGCTGAATCTGATTAATCCCGCCTTCATCGAGCAGTTCTATGTGGCGGCGAACTCCACGGAAGAAGGTTATGATCCGTCTACGATTACCACTTTTCAGTTGACATTCGGGGATCTGGATTCTACGGAAGTGGAAGCATGGGTGCTGGATGCCCAAGGTGAATGGGAAGCGAAGGAAGAAACGACAGACTTCACCGTAGACCGGACGGCAGGCAAGGTAACATTCCTCTCCGCCCCTGGGGCATCCCCTGTAGAAGGCCAGGATAATGTCAAGATCAAGGCGTTCAGGACTGTAGAGGGATACGCCAACAGAATCAATCACTGCACTATCGGTGCGATGTTCGGCGTAAACGGAGCGCACGACCGGTTATTCTTATCGGGCAATGGGGATCAGGGAATAGCGGACGGGAAGTATTATTCCTTCATCAATTACGACTGGTTCTCACAGCAGTATGATCCTACTTATTTTGCGGACACATGGTACT